GGGTCAGAACCGGAGCTGGGGCTCCTGGTTAGGTTGCGGCTCCCCGCCCATGCGCGCAAGCATCGCGGCACGCAGCACGCGCGGGCCGCCGTCCGCGGCGATCTCGAACGGCCAGCCGTTGGCACGCAGCCACTCGACTTGCTTGCCGCGCACGCTGTAGCCCGTGAGCTCGATCAGCTCCGGCCGCGTGAGGAAGGTTCCGGTGGGGGCCATGGGTCAGCGGCGCTCGGGTTTACCCGTTGCGGGCTGTGCTGCCTGCGGGGGATCTGGATCGATGCTGCGGACGATCAGCCGCGCGATCGGCCGGACGTCCGGGGTGCCGATCGAGGGGCGCATCTTGATGCGGGTGCGTTGGCTCTTGGTCATGGTCATGCCTCGCGGGGTCCGGGCAGCAGGGCCGGCATCTGGCCGGTCTGGTAGGCGCGGTCGATCTGGGGGCGCATCCAGGCGCCGGCAGTTTGGCCGTCCGGGAGCTGGATGTGCGCGAGGAATTCGTCCTCGAACTCGGTGATGCCGCTTTCGACGGCTTCCAGCTTGGCCTTAATCACCAGCGCGAGGGCGCGCCAGCGTTGTCGGCAGGCCTGTTCCCAGTGCTTTTCGACCTGGTCGGGGCTGCGCTCGCGGCCGGTGGGCGTGAGGGCGAATTCGTCTTCGGTCGGATCCGGCATGGGCAGTTCGAAGCGCACGCGGCGGCTTTGCATCTCGAAGGCGACCACGGCGATGTTGCCCTGCCAGCCGTACATGAACCCGGATGCGCCGTAGCGGCGCAGGGTGGCTTCGATCTCCGCGCGGCTCTTGTCGCTGGCAACGCTGGTGTTTTCGGCGTAGCGGGGCATTACGCGACCCCCTGTATCTGCTGTTCGTGGGCGAAGTTGGCGCTCACCAGGGCGCGCGGGAATACGGGCGGGACGCTGTTGCCGCACATGCGGACCTGGGCGCTTTTGGTGAGCGGCTTGCCGTTGACGACGGGGTCGATCACGTAGGTGTCGGGAAAGCCCTGCGCGCGGAAGAGCTCGCGCGGCTGTAGCATGCGCATGCCGATGTCGGTGATGGCGTAGGATTCGCCGCCGATCTCGCAGGTGACGAGCTGGATCCGGTCTTTCGTGGTGACGGTGTGCGTTGGGCTGTGCGCCGCGAAGGTGCTGCCGTTCTGGTAGTAGGTGGACATGAAGGCAGACACCAGGGCGGCGTGGTTGCCGCCGGCGCAGATGGTCGGTGCCGGTGCTTCGGCGCTGCGCATGCGGCGGTCGCTGCCTTTCATGTTCAGCACGTGGGCGGATACCAGGGCGTGATGGTCCTGGGTGGTGACCGTGCCAGTCGGCTCGGTCATGCCCACGCCCGGGCCGGAGTAGTTGCCGCCGTAGTGTTTGGCGAGGAACGCGGCGACCAGGGCGTGCTTGGAGCCGCCGGCCACCACGGTTCCGAGGGGCTTGTCGAGCCCCGGCACGCGCGGGGCCTGCCCTGGCCGTTCGCCGTAGCCGGTCTGGATCATGGTGGGGACCGCGATCGCGTGGCGGTTCTCGGTGGTTTGAGTGGCGAGGGGCCGCTGTATCGACTGTCCCCGAAACTCGTCCCCCTGCTGGCCGTAATAGGTCACGATGAACGGTTCCTGTGCCTCGAGGACGTAGCGGACGACGCCCCGGGCGATGCGCTTGCAGGTGTTCTCGGCCAGGGGCCGCTTGCGCTCGAAGATGCTGGGCGCGGGGATGTTCCAGTCGATGCATTCGGCCGCGGTGCGCCAGGGCTTGAGGCGCCCGCGCTTTACGGCGGTGGATTCCGGGTCGCCGTGGCTCGGTTTCGGCCAGACGATCGGGCGGCCGTCACGGCGGGCGATCAGGAATAGGCGCCGGCGGATGGTGGGGGCGCCGTAGTCGCAGGCGCGCAGCATCCGGTGTTCCACCTGGTAGCCGAGGCGCCGCAGCTGCGCCAGCCATTGCCGAAAGGTCTGACCCTTGCGCGTGGGGCACGGCCGCCCCTCTGCAGTAAGCGGGCCCCAGTCGGCGAACTCTTCGACGTTCTCCAGCATGATCACGCGCGGCCGCACGCGGCGGGCCCACTTCACGACGACCCAGGCGAGGCCCCGCCGCTTGTTCGAGACGGGCTTCCCGCCCTTGGCCTTGCTGTGGTGCGTGCAGTCCGGCGAAGCCCACAGCAGGCCGACCGGTTGATAACCGGTCACGCGGCATGGATCCACGCGGAATACGGACTCGCAGAAGTGCGTGGTGCCCGGGTGATTGACCTGGTGCATCACGACCGCGTCCGGATCGTGGTTCACGGCAACGTCCACCGGCCGGCCCAGGGCCTGCTCGATGCCCTCGCTGGCACCGCCCCCGCCGGCGAACAGATCGACGACGATCTCGTGTCCTAGGTCCAGACCCATTTGGCTCATGCGTGTCTCCTGTCGTGCTTCTTGTCTGTGCCCCGGCGGCAGGTCCGGGGGCTAGCCGTGTCGTGGCTTCTCCGGCTCGTCACGGGTGCGGGAGTACGCGCCCGCCTCGCTGCCGGTGTTTGGCCCACCGCCGGCTGGGGCCCCGCTTGCGCGGGCATGGCTCTTCAGTCGGTGCCTTGGCGTAGGCAGTCGGGGATCTCCAGGGTGTCGTCGGGTGGCGCGGGGGTGTCCCGCAGGTAGCCGTCTTCGGCGAGGGCCTGGAGGATGCGCAGGCCGAGGTCGCCGATGTCGGTGTCGTTGGGGACGCAGCGGTCGATGTCGTGTACCGACAGGCTGCTTTCGGAGCGGTGGCCGTCGGTGTTGCCGGGCATGCGGTCGTTGGGTTCGATCCACCAGACGCGGCCGCCGCGTTGGCGGATGGCCCGGGCTTCGTTGGGGAAGCGGACGTCGGTGATGGCCGCGCCGCTGGCGTCGCACTGTTCGGCGATGTCGAGCTGGCGCATGGCGAGGGTGACCCAGAAGTCCGGGTGCACGTGGTCGCGGCCCCACTCAGTGCCGAGGGTCTGTGCGAGGCCGCGGGCGCTCTGGCCGTGCAGGCCGGGGATGGGCTGTTCCTTGCGCTCCGGGGTCAGGTAGTCGCCGAAGTCGAAGCCTTCGAGCATGGCGCTCAGGGCGGCTCGGATGGGATCGGCGAAGGCGATGCGTTCCCAGCCGCGCATGTGCTGCTGGATCAGGCTTGCGGCGGTGTCTTTGCCGGCGCCTTTGCGGCCGGCCAGGCCGATCAGGGGCAGGGTGTATTCGTGGTCGTGGTTGGCGCAGGGGGTCATTGGGCACCCCCGCGCTTCCTGGCCAGCTTCTCGCGCTGTTCGCGGATGTTGGCGACGGTCTTGGGCGCGCGGCGTTCGGCAGCGAGGGTGGCGAAGTCCTGCGCTTTGATGCGGCGTTCCAGCTCCTGGATGGCTTCGTCGTAGCACTCGACCTGTCGGGCGCGCTCCTGGGGTGTTTCAAGCATGGCGGGTTCCTGCATGGCGGTAGGTGATGGGGGCATTGCCGGCACCGCGGCCGGTGGCTTTGGGGCCGTACTCGAGGCGGCCTTCGCGCACCAGGCGCTCGCAGATGTCGCGGGCGCGTTCGGCGGGGTGGCCGGTGCCGAGCCAGATTTGCGTGGCGCTGCTGCCTGGGTGGTTGTGCAGGTACAGCAGGATGTCCGTCTGGCGTGCCTGGGCGCTGGCCGTGCCGGCGTCCATGACGATCAGGGGCATGCCGGCTACGTGCGGGCGCTGGAATGCGGTGGCGGTGGTCATTCGGCGCCCCCGTCTTCCGGTTCGGGCTGGTCGCGCTCGAGGGTGCGGATGCGGGCGCGCAGGCGGCTGGCGACGCGGGGCTGCAGGCCGGGCACGCGCAGGGCGGCTCGGCACTCTTCCAGGGTGAAGCCGTGCAGGGCGCGCATGCGGTCGACGGCGTCCTTGTCTTCCACCACGCGGCCGAGGGCGGCGCTGTAGCGTTGGAAGGGGTTATCGGTGCGGGGCATGGCGGGGGCCTCCTGTTCCTGCGTGAGGTAGGCGCGGCCGGCCATGCGCATCAGGCGGTGCAGCACCGGGTCTTCCGTCGCGGCGCGGTAGGGCAGGCCGCTGCGGCCGATCTGGCAGCGCTCATAGCCGATGCGCAGGGTGCGGTCGTCCGGGCCAGTGGCGGGGTTCATCGCATGGCCTCCGCGCGTTGCTTGGCCGTGGGCGGCATCCGGCGCTCGGCTTCGGCGTGTTCGCGGGCGTCCAGCGTGCGCCGGCGCAGCATGTCCTTGAGGTGCTTGAGGTCGATCGCGTCTTCGACCGCCACCGCGAGGAAGCCGATGGTCGCGGCCGGTGCGGTGGATGGGTGCGTGCCCATCGCGTCGGACAGCTCGCGTTCGGCCTCCAGCAGGTGGTTCACCAGCTGTTCGCCGTCCGGGTCCAGGCTCGGTTCGCTCATGCCGTCACCTGCGCGGCGTGGCGGTGGCGGTCTTCCGCCCGCAGGCCCTGGGTGCGCAGGCGCAGTTCGGCGGCGCGGGCCTGCAGCGTGCTGGCTCCGCAGCTGCCGTGCTGCTGGACGGCGCGATCGATCTCCGATGCCAGGGCATACGCGGCGCACTTGCACGCGCGTTCCTCGGTGGCCCCCATGGCGCGGAACATGGCCACCGCTGCCTCGAGGTAGTCGCTCGCGTAACCGTTCACTGGGCACCGCCTTGCTGGGCGGTCCCCGGCAGGTAGGGGCCCAGCGCGGCCTGGGCGGCACGGTGGGCGCTATCGCCGGCGCGCATGGCCCGCACAGCGACCTTCTGCGCGCGGGCGGCGATGTCATGCCCCAGCCGGGCCTTGTGGGCGCGCACCGTGATGAGGCGGCGCAGGGCGAATTCGCGTTGCTCGGTGGTGGGCTGCATGGCGGGCTCCGTGTGTGAACGTTGAGCACAACATACACACGGCGTTTACCCGCAGTCAACAGAATGTTTAGTGCGTAGGCGAAAAAAATCCGGGCATCCCGGATCTTTGGTAGGCCGAGCCGCCTGGAGTGGGCTTACTTGAGGCGCATCAGGACCTCGCGCACGACGCCGACGATGGTGTAGTCGCTCGCCTCGAGCATGGGGTACTGCGGGTTCTCGGGTTTGAGGTACAGCCGGCCGGCATCCTGCACCAAGCGTTTGAAGGTGCCCTCGCAATTTCCGTTGCGCGCGACCACGTAGTCGCCCGGCTCGGCTTGCATGTCGGGTTCAACGATCAGGGTCACGCCCGGCGGGAACTTGGGCGCCATGCTGTCGCCCTCCACGCGCAAGGCGAAGGTGTAGCGGCGGACCGGCAGGGAGGTCTCTGTCCATTCGAGTTCGTCGTGCTCTGCCAGGTTTTCGATGATCTCTGTGGCCCTCCCGGCCTGCACGCAGCTGATCACAGGAACGCGGTTTGCTGGACGGTTTGCCGGGCCCGTGTTGGCGTGCGCCTGGTCGCCATATGCCGGCGGTGGCTCTTCGGTCACAAGCCGGACGACGCTGCCAGGCTGGGGCCCCACCCCTCGAATCAGCCAGTCCGCTGACACGCGCACAGCACTGGCGACCGCCCAGGCTTCATTGGCAGGGATAGAGCCACGCTTTTTCCAGTTACCCACCCGCTGACTTGTGGTGTCGAGCGCGCGCGCGAGATCCGCCCAGTTCATGTCTTGGGCTTTCATGGCCTGCTCGAGGCGGTCGATTTGGCTCTCGGTCGTTCGGACGTTCATGCACAGAGTGTTGACGCCGAGGTTGACGCGGCGCAATGCACAAAGCGTTGACGTAAGACTACACACCGTGTTTATATCCGATCGCATGGATGCCATCACGTATGCACTCAAGAAGACCGACGGCTCTGCCGCCCTGGCCCGGAAGCTCGGAATGAGCCGGCAGCGGGTGGATAACTGGCGCCGCCGCGGGGCGATCCCAGAGGGTCGGGTGATTGAGGTCGCGCAGGCGATCGACTGCGATCCGGTCGAGCTGTACCAGCGCAATCGCCCGCCGCAAGCGCCGCCGGATGCACAGGCGCCGCGAGCCCAGGCATAGGGACTGTCGCCGCGCGGCGGTCATCGTTTCGATAGCTGGTTGGGGCGTGTGCGTCGTCATGGTTCCAGCCTGCGCCACAGAAGGGAGTGATCCAATGTTGAAGAAACCACATCCCTCGGAGCTGCACGACGCTCCGACCCGCACCGCGGTGCTGATCCTGCACGCGGAGCTGTACCGGGCCCGTCACGGGCTGTCGCACGAACACTGGTGCGAGGCGCTGGACGCGGCCTACTGCGATCTGGTCCCGGAACAGCACCGCGCGGTAAAGGCGCCGGACCTGCGGCAGATCACGGACGCGAAGACCTACCTGCGCAGCCTGCGGTCGTGGGATCAGCAGGTTCGCCGCTGGGTGGATGGCGACGTGCGCATGCCGGTGGACATGGAGGAAGCCTGGGTCGAGGCCCTGGCCGATCCCTACCGGACGGCGTGCAAGCGCGAGCTGGCCCGGCGCATGGGCCTGTGGGGCGCGATCAAGGCAGAGGACGGCCCTGTCGGTGATCACGAATGCTGGGCGCGCAGCCTCACATCATTCGGGGAGATCACGCAGTCCATGGGCCGCATCCTCGCGGATGGCTGCATCGGCCCGCAGGACGAAGCGTACCTGCGCGACCTGGTGCCCGAGGCCGATGCCATGCGCTCACACCTGACCAGCCTGATGGAACGCGCGCGCACCGTGCTGGATACCTGCCCGCAGTCGCCCGGGGCCGGCCCCAACGTCAGCCCGCTGCGCCGCGCCGAATGATGCAAGCGCCGGATCGCCCCCGCCCCGAACACCCCGACCGCGAACCGGCACCGGATGCCCCGGCCGGGGAGTGGAATGCCTACGTCGCGGCCGGCGCCTCCCGCGAGGAACGCCGCGCCCGACTGGACCGTTGCCCACCCGAACACCGCCCCGCCGTGCGCTCGCACGTGGAGACGGTGTTCGCCCTGCAGCGCAAGGGCCGCACCGCATGATGCCCGCGCAAACCCCGCTCCCCCTTGATGATATGAAAAGGCTCGCGGTTGCCGCTGCACATGACAGTGGCACCGCACGCCGCCCTGCGCGTTGCATGGCGGTATCCGGTCGCGGGTCCTGTCGGCCCGCACTGCGTGCGGGTGCGGAGAGGCGCGGATTTCCGTTAGGTTTGTGCTTTCGTGGAAAGGCAACCCTTAGCCTTGGCCTATCGGCGGGGGTGGCCTGATGGCGTGGGAAAACTATGACGACGTCCTTGCACAGATTCAGGACCGTGGGCTCTTGGTCGAGGTGCTTGATGTCGATACTGCAAAGTTCATCAAGACCCACACCCGCGATCGGCCGAAGGGGGACAAGAAGGGGTGGTATCGCTTGTCCACGGTCTACCTGTCAGATCCTGATGGAGATGGCCAGCTCGAATACATCGCGGGGGCGTTTGGGATCTTCGAGGCGGACGACGCAGGAAAAGAGGTCGTCGAGTTAAAACGGGATAGGAGTTCCCTTACGCAGTCTGATCGGGATGCTATCCGAGAGCGGCAACGCGAGGCGAGAAAGGCCGCCGAGCGCCACGAACAGCAGGTCGCGGCCCGCGCGGCGCGCCGCGCTCAATTGCTTTGGTCCAGGTACCTGCCATCCGGCCAGTCGGCGTACCTCGATAAGAAGGGCATTCAGGCGCATGGCGCCCGATTCCACCCAGATGGTGGCGGGACGATATTGGTTCCGATACAGGACGAGAAGGGGTGGACACATGGTGTTCAGATCATCCGTGATCCTGCGCATGCTCGTGGCCGCAGCCGGAAAAGGCGCCTCGAAAAACAGTACTGGCCGAAAGGCCTGAAGGTCCAAGGCCATTTCTTCCTGATCGGTCTGCCCAGGGATGTGATCCTGGTCGCGGAGGGGTTTGCGACTGCCGCTTCGGTTCACGAAGCGACGGGTCTTCCTGTCGTCGTAGCCTTCCACGCATCGAACCTCAAGCCCGTCGCTGAGCGTGTGCAAAAGGCATGGAAGTCCGCACGGATCCTGGTGTGCGCGGATGACGATTACCAGCAGAAGTGCAAGATGTGCGGCGCGCTCACACCTGTAGCTGACACCGCATGCGCGCACTGCGGTCAACCGCATCAGCAGAGAAATCCAGGTATTCACAATGCCAAGCTGGCTGCGGAGGCTGTCCAGGGCGCCTGGGTTGCGCCAGTTTTTCCGGGCGACCGCGCGGGCAAGAAGATCACCGATTTCGACGACCTGAAGCGCTTTCCGAGCGCCGGCGAACTCGCGATTCGAGACCAGATTATTGCAGCGCTCGAGGTGCAGGGATGGTCAGTCGCCGCCGCAATTTCTAGCGAAGGGAACGACGCAAAGGGGGGCGGGGGTCGCCGCAGGGCTTGCTCGGTCCTAGATGTCGACACTCTTATCGACCGGTTCATCCCGCTGGATGACGGGACCGGCAAATACGTGTTCGACACTTGGACAAACAAGATCGTGCATCGAGACCAGATGGTTGCCCTGCTGCCGGCCGGAAGCCGCTGGGACGATGTGAAGCGGCATGCAGTATGGAAGGAGCGGGGTGCCTATTACTTGGACGAGGTGGGCTTCGACCCCGCCGGCACAGACGACTCGGTCAAGTTGAACACCTGGCAGGGCTGGCCCATGGAGCCGAAGGCGGGCGAGTGCGGAATGATGCTCGACCTGATCGACTACCTCTGCGCGGCCCAGGAGAACGGAGACGAGATCCGCGACTGGCTGCTGAAGTGGATGGCCTACCCCCTGCAGAACCCCGGCGCCAAGATGGCCACCGCCGTCGTCATGCACGGCCCGCAGGGAACCGGCAAGTCCGCCGTGTTCCAGACCCTCGCCAAGATATATGGCGACTACGCGACCGTCCTGAACCAGCGCGGCCTCGAAGACAAGTTCAATGCGGACTGGGTCGATTCCAAGCTGTTCCTGCTGGCCGAGGAAGTCGTCGCCCGGCAGGAGATGTGGCACGTCAAAAACGAGCTTAAGGAACTGATTACCGGCGAATGGGTGCGCGTGAACACCAAACACACCGCCGCCTATCGCCAGAAAAACCAGATCAACATCGCGTTCCTGAGTAACGAAGCGATGCCCGTCCCGATCGAACCGGACGACCGCCGCCACGCCGTCATCTGGACACCCCCGGAAATGAGCGCCGATTTCTACCAGGCGCTCTTCGACGAACTCGACAACGGCGGCGTGCAAGCCTTCTACCACTACCTGCTCAACCTGGACCTCACCGGCTTCACGCGCCACACGCGCCCGCCCATGACCGAGGCCAAGCGCCAGCTGATGGACGTCGCCAAGCCCAGCGAGGACCGCTTCCTCGAAGACTGGATCGCCGGCGACACCGACTACCCCATGCGGCCCTGTCTCAGCACTGACCTATACCAGGCCTATCTCGCCTGGTGCCGCGTCTACGGCGTCCGGTTCCCGCGGGAACATCCGCAGCTGATGGCCAAGGTCAACAAGCGCCCCGGGTGGAAGGTCGGCCCGCAGCACGTCTACGACTCCACCCGCTATGAGGGCAAGGCCCGCAAACGCATGGTCATCCCGGCCGCGACGGACCTCCCGCCCGAACACCAGAAGCCAGCCGACAAGACCCAGGCCCAATGGCTGACCGACCAGTACGTCGAATTCACCCGCCACCTCGGGGGCTCGAACTATGACTGATCGCCCGTTTGTCACGCCTGTCACGCCCGTTGTCACACCCCGTGACACGCGCAAGCCATTGAATCGCAAGCGTTGTCACGCCTGTCACGCTTGTCACGCCCTCCCGCGCACGTATGCGCACACATGCGCGCACACGCCCCCGCGCCCGCGCGCGCACACGCATACCCCCCGTGACATGCGTGACAAGTGTGACAAGGTAATAGAAACAGGGGTTTACCGACGCCAAGGCCGTGACAAACCCCGTGACATGCCCGTGACAAACCCCAGCACCCCCCTGGATTCCCTTTCCCGGACGGAGCGCACGGCATGACCAAAACCACCAAGGCCGACTTCGCCCGCCGCATGGGCGTCAACAAATCCACCGTCACCCGCTGGGCGCAGGCCGGCCGCCTCGTGCTGGACGCCGGCGGCCGCGTCCTGGTCGAAGAAAGCCAGGCCCGAATCGCCGGCACCCAGGCCGGCCGCGACGACGTCGCCGAACGTCACGCCCGCAACCGGGGCACAACCCTGCCCGCAACCGACGCGGAAACGATGCACACGCCCGAACCCGAAGCGGGGCAGGGCGACACCCACCCCGACGGCGAAACGCCCGACAGCGAAGGCGACAGCGTCCCGGAGGCCGCAAGCCCCGAACGCACCCGGCACAAAACCCGCGTCGTCCACTACCAGAACGCCCGCATCAAACTCGAGCTGGCCCTGCGCCACGGCTACCGCCTGCCGCTCGCCAGCGTCCAGCGCGAAGCCCAGAGCCTCGGCAACGCCCTGCGCGCCGCCGTCGAACGCCTCACCGACGTCGCCGCCCCCCAGCTCGCGCACCTCGACACCCCGGCCCGCCGCGATCTGCTGCAGGCCGAAGCCCGCGCCCTGCGCCGAATCCTCAACACCGAGCTGGCCCGCAGCCAGCGCCGAATCCGAAAGGAGGCCACCGATGCCTGATCCAGTCGACCACGCCACAGACCACATCGAACGCGAAGCCGCCGCCCGCGAAGAACTGCGGCGCGCCCGCCAGGATGCCGGCCCCGCGCCCGTTTACGTCGCCGGCGCCCCCACCTGCGCCGAATGCGGAAACGACCTTCCCGCGCAGCGCGCAGCCGACGGCCGAGGCCGCTGCGTCGAATGCCAGAACCACTTTGAACAGAACGGGGGTGCGTGATGGACCAATGGGACTACTGCCCCGCTTGTTCAGGGAGCCTCGATACTGGATGGGAGTGCAACGATTGCGGCATGGATTGGGCTGGTTTTGCAAACTGGGCCGCGACCGTTAATCGGGTTGTCCCTCCTGTTGACCCAGATAAGCCCACCCGGATCGACCCGAATATCCACTGCTGTGAGCACGTGCTGTACATCGACCGGGATCGTATCCGCGAAGAATTGCTCGCAGTCGCACCGAAGCCGGGGGGGATCTCTGATTGCTGCGGTCGCGGCCGGCGTGCTTATCGCCCAGTTCGTCATTTGGGTGACCGAATGACTGACCGGGTGAAGGAAGCCCAGGCGGAGGCACTGGAACGCGAAGCGCGCGCCATGGAGGTGGCTCCCCAGCGCACCCCCTACGCGCGTATCGACATGCGGAGCATCGCTCGCACCTTGCGCCAAACCGCGCGGGCGCTTCGCGAGAACCGCACCCCTGAACACTGGGAACAGGACGATGACTGACACCCCGAAGGCAGAGCGCCGCCCCAACCCCCACCCCGGCAAAGCCGCCTCCCCCTGGAGCCGGGGCCCCAACTGCCACAGCCGCCGCGCGCGGGAGCAGTACCGCGAGTTCGAGCGCGAGCGCGCGGAGCAAGCGAAAGGGCAGGGGGATCGCTGATGGCCACCCTCGCGGAGATGCAGACGGAGCGCGAGCGCCTGCGCGCCGAAAGCGAGCGCACCGCCTACCAGCGCGAATACGCCGAAACCATCGACGCCAAGGCCGTGCAGGGCACCGTCCAGGCCGGCCGCGCCGTCCTCAACCCGGCGCTGGCCGAACTGCCGGAACGCCTGCTGCAGGCCGTGGAAGGCGAAACGGACGAAGCCCGCGTGCACTACCGGCTGGCCGACACCGCGATCGACTGGCTGCGCGAGCTCGGCCTGTCCCTGCAGGAAGCTGAGGCCATGGCGGCGGACGTCGTCAAGCCCCTGGCTCAGGCCATGCGCCCGCGCGACCTGCTGACCGTCTCGCAGTGGGCGGACCGCCACCGCTTCCTCGAGTCCGGCACCAACGCCCCCGGCCAGTGGCGCACGGACCGCAACCCCCACCTGCGCGAAATCATGGACAGCCTCAGCGAGCACAGCCCCGTGCGGCAGGTCACGTTCATGAAGGCCGCCGGCGTGGGCGGCACCGAGGTCATGTACAACTGGCTCGGCTACATCATGCATCACCTCGGCAACAAGGACACGCTGCTGGTCGTGCCCACGCTCGAGCTGCGCTCACGCGCCCTGAACCCGCGCTTGCGCAAGATGTTCAAGGAAACGCCCGTGCTGGGCGAACTGGTCAGCGAGCAAAAGCGCAGCCGCGCCAACCGCGACGACCTGATCGAATACGGCGCCCAGGCCCGCATCATCAAGGCCGGCGCCAACAGCCCGGACAGCCTGCGCTCCGACCACCTGCCGTACGTCATCGCCGACGAAATCGACGCCTTCCCCTGGGATGTCGGCGGCGAGGGCGACCCGCTCTCCCTGATCCGCAACCGGCAGCGCACTTTCAGCCGCGCCAAAACCCTGCTGATCAGCACCCCCACGGTCGAACACGAAAGCCATATCGCCGCCGAACACGCCGAAAGCGACGACCGCCGCCGCCACGTCCCGTGCCCCCACTGCGGCCACTACCACGAACTCCAGTGGAGAAACCTCGCCTGGCGCCTGGCCCCCGGTGCCAGCCAGGACGATCCCAACGCCGAAATCGCCCACGCCTGGATGACCTGCCCCTCCTGCGACGGCGTGATCGAAGAACACCACAAAGCCGACATGTTCGCCGCCGCCCGCTGGGTGCCCCAGCGCCCGCACATCAAACACCACCGCGGCTTCCACCTCAGCGCGCTGTACGCCATGGTCGGCCTAGGCCCCCGCTGGGCCGATCTCGTGCGCGACTGGCGCCGCGCGCAAAACGACACCTCGCGCCTCAAGGCCTTCGTCAACACCCACCTGGGCGAAGTCTGGACCGAGACCGGGGACGGCATCGAAGACGTCCCACTGATCACACGGCTGGAAGACGTCGACCCGCGCGACCTCCAGACCCTCGTCACCACCGCCGGGGTGGACGTCCAGCAGGATCGCCTCGAGATCACCATCATCCAGTGGGGCACGGGCGAGGAAGCCTGGGTCATCGACCACATCATCATCGCCGGCGACACCCTCACGCCCGAACCCTGGGACCAGCTCGAGCCCATGCTGCGCGACTACGGCGTCCAGTTCGTCGCCGTCGACGCTGGCTACAACACCGGAATGGTGCAAACCTGGGTGCAGCCCCGTGGCTGGTCCTACGCCACCAAGGGCATCGCCGGCCTGTCCCGCCCCCTGATCGAAGACGAACGCAAGCGGCGCCAGCGCCTGCGCTACCGCCGCAAAAAAGGCGCCCCCGTGGAGCCCATCGGCGTCGACGAAGGCAAGGCCCTGATCTACTCCCGCATCAAGCGCGAAACCCCGGGCCCCGGCTACATCCACTGGATCGACGGCCCCGCCTTCGACGACGAATACTTCGCCCAGGTCGCCTCCGAAAAGCTTGTGCCCAAACGCAAGCGTGGCCGCGCCCTGCACGAATGGGTCGCCACCCGCCCCCGCAACGAAGCCCTCGACTGCCTGATCCTCGCCCTGGTCGCCCTGCGCCTCTCCGGCCGCTCGGTCGAGCCGGGTGATTCCGCGCCGGCCGATGCCGCCCCGGCGGACGAACGCGAGACCACGCCCCCAACTCAGCGCCCGGCCCGCAAGCGCCGTGGCGGCTTTGCGACCAACTGGTAGGACTACGCCATGGACATCATCCGCGACGCATTCCAGCGAATCGAGAAAGAGCTCGGTGTCGATCCGTCCCGCCTCCAGCAGATCGAGCAATGCCTGCGCGATGAGTGGGGGCGCGACACCTGCTACATCGCCACCATGGAAGGCCATCGCATTGCCGAGCGCAACCGCGCCCTGGTGCGCGACTACATGCGCGGCGAGCGCGTGCCCCTGCTGGCACGCCGCTACGGCATCAGCAGCCGACAGGTCTACCGCATCCTGCGCGGCGGGTAGCCCTCGCGCGGTGTGACACCGCGCACCTGATCCATGTCACACCGGTGGCGGCACGGTGGCGGCATGGAAAGCACTCTGCCGCGTCAGCATACCGCCGGGGATTCCCTGTCCTGGCGTGTCGAGCATCCCGGGTATCAGCCGTCCGACGGCTGGGAAGTCATCGCCTACCTGATCGGCCCTGTGGTCAAGTCCCTGCCAGGGGAAGCGGATGGCGAAGGCTGGGTCTTCAGCGCCAAGCCCTCCGACCTCGAGAACCTGGAGCCCGGCCCCTACCGCGTCCGCATCACCTGGACCAAGGACAACGGCGACACCCGCGACACGATCGAAGACGGCACCCTCAAGGTGCTGGCCGACCCGACGCAGATCACCGACGGCCGCAGCCATGCCCGCCGCGCGCTGGAAGCGATCGAAGCCACGCTCGAAGGCAAGGCGACCAGCGGCATGCTGGACATGCGCATGAACGACCGGCAGGTGCGCAGCTTCAGCGTGGAAGAACTGCTGAAGCTGCGTGACCGCTACCGCGCCGAAGTCGCGGCCGAAGATCGCGCCGCCGGCCTGGGTGGCGGCAACCGCCTGACGGTGCGCCTGTAATGGGCCTGGTCTCCCGCCTGTTCGGCCGCAGCCGGCCCGCGCCGCCTGAACGCACCGAGCCCACCGTTGGTGCCCGCCGCAACTTCGACGCCGCGCAGATGCACCGCCTGGTCGCGAGCTGGCTGGGCGAACACGGCACCATCGACGAACGCCTGCTGAACGACCTGCCGACGCTGCGTGCCCGCGCCCGCGAGCTCGCGCAGAACAACGACTACGTGCGCCGCTACCTGCAGATGGTCGTGTCCAACGTGGTCGGGGCCTCCGGCTTCATGCTGCGCGCCCTGGCCGAAGACGCCCCCGGCCAGCCCGACCGCGAGGCCCGCAAGGCCGTGGAGCGGGGCTGGTATGCCTACGGCCGCCGGGGCGTGTGCGATGCCACCGGCCACCAGTCCATCGAAGACATGCAGCGCACCGTCATCGAGGTCACCGCCCGCGATGGCGAATCCCTGACGCTGATGCACACCGGCCCCGATGCCGGGAACGACTGGGGCCTGTCCCTGCAGCTGCTGGATATCGACCGGCTCGACAGTAACCTGAACCGCCCGGCCGGCGGGGGCCGCAACGCCATCATCATGGGTGTGGAGGTGGATCAGCGCGGCCGCCCGGTCAACTACCACCTGCGCCCCCTGAACACCCTGCATGCGGCGCACGGCCACACCGTGTACCCGGCCAGCCAGATGATCCATCTGTTCGCGCGGCACAGCGCCGAACAGCATCGCGGCTACCCGTGGGCACACACCGCCATGATCCGCCTGCACCAGCTCAAGGCGTATGAGGAAGCCGCCGTGATCGCCGCGCGCATCGGCGCGAGCAAGATGGGCTTCTACTACACCCCGGACGGCAGCGCTCACGCCCTCGGGGACGACAAGGGTAACGGCGAATTCCAGACGACCGCCGAACCCGGCGAGTTCCCGGTGCTGCCGGATGGCTACCAGTTCCAGACCTTCGACCCCACCTACCCGCACGAACAGTTCGAGAACTTCGTCAAGGCGCACCTGCGCGGCATCGCATCCGGCCTGGGCGTTTCCTACAACAGCCTGGCCAACGATCTCGAAGGCGTCAGCTACTCCAGCATCCGCGTCGCCGTCCTCGAAGACCGCAATCACTGGATGACCCTGCAGAACTGGTTTGCCGATGGCTGGCTCGAGCCCGTGTTCAACACCTGGATCGAAATGGCGCTCGCGTCGCGCAAGATCCTGCTGCCCAGCGGCCGCCCGCTCCCGGCGCAGGGTGTCGAGAAGTTCCGCCGCCACGAATGGCAGGGCCGGCGATGGGACTGGGTCGACCCGAAAAAGGATATCGAAGCCGCCGTCGACGCCATCAAGGCCGGCTTGGCCACCCCGCAGGATGTCGCCGCCCGCGCCGGCCTGGACCTGGAAGACGTGATCGAGGCCATCGCCGCGGCCAACCAGCTCGCGACCGACAACAACCTGCCTCCGTACACCGACCCGCCTGTGACACCGGACCCCTGATCCATGTCACCCCGCGCGCAGGAGACTACCCCCATGCCAAACCGCAAGCCCGACACCAAGACCCCGGAGTACCGCAGCGCATCGTTCGCTCGCGAGGCCGTCAATGCCGAGGCCCGCACCGCCGAACTGGCGTTCGCCACCACCGAACCGGTGGAACGGTACTTCGGCATGGAAGTTCTGGAGATCAGCGAGAACAGCATGCGCACGGCCCGCCTGCAGGATGGCGCGGCCCTGCTGCTGGACCACGACTGGCGCGAGCAAATCGGCGTCGTCGAGGACGTGAAGATCGGCTCGGACCAGGTGGCCCGGGCTGTCGTTCGGTTCGGGCGGGGAGCCCGCGCCGAAGAGATCTTCCAGGACGTCCTGGACGGCATCCGCCGGCACGTGTCCGTCGGGTATCGGATCCACGCGGTCGAGGAACGGCGAGGCGAGGGCAACGCCCCTGACGAAATCCGCGTGACCGACTGGGAACCGTTCGAGATCAGCCTCGTGTCGGTCCCCGCTGATCACACCGCCGGCGTCGGCCGCTCGCAGGAGCCCGCCCCGGTCGCACCCAATCCCCCGGCCGCCGCGCCGGAACCGAAACCGGAACATGAGGAACGCACCATGCCCGAAAACAACACCCCGGCCGAACCGACCCCGGCCGCCCAGGACTCCACGCGCGGCGTCGAAATCGACCGCGACTCCATCCACAACGAAGGCCGCGAAGCCGAGCGCAAGCGGGTCTCCGACCTGATGCAGCTGGGCCAGTCCTACGCCCGGTTCGGCGGCGACAAGCTCGCGCAGGAAGCCATCCAGCGGGGCGACTCCGTCGACCAGCTGCGCGAGGCCATCCTGCAGAACGCCGGCTCCAAGCCCGCGCCGGATCCCGAAATCGGAATGAGCCGGCAGGAAACCGAGAACTTCAGCATGGTCCGCCTGCTGAACGCCCTGGCCAACCCGACCGACCACCGCGCCCGCGAGTCGGCCGCCTTCGAGCTGGAGGCCTCGCGCGCCGCCGCCGAACAGACCAAGCGCGAAGCCCGCGGCGCCCTGGTGCCGCACGACGTCCTCAAGCGTGAGCTGGTCGCCGGCACGGCCGCCCTCGGCGGCGACACCGTCGCCGAAGACCTGCTGGCCGGTTCGTTCATCGACCTGCTGCGCAATCGCATGGTGCTGTCCAGCCTGGGCGTGCAGATGCTGGGCGGCCTGAGCGGGAACGTCGCCATCCCGAAACAGACCGGCGGCGCCACCGCCTTCTGGGTCGAGGAAGGCAACAGCCCGACGGGTAGCGAACAGGCGTTCGGCCAGGTCCCGCTGGAGCCGAAGACCGTGGCGGCCCGCACGCAGATGTCCCGCCGCCTGCTGCTGCAGAGCTCCATCGCGATGGAAGGCTTCGTCCGTAACGACCTCGCCACCGTGCTGGCCCTGGAGCTGGAACGCGCCGCGATCAATGGCTCCGGCTCCGGTGAAGAACCGACCGGCATCCTCAATACCTCCGGCATCGGTGCAGTGGGGGAAGCGGCCGACGGCAGCGAGCCGACCTGGGGCGACATCGTCGCGCTGGAAACGCAGGTCGCCGTGGCCAACGCCGCCATGGGGAACCTCGGCTACCTGACCAATGCCGCCGTGCGCGGGCAGCTGCTGAACACCAAGCGCGATGAAGGCTCCGGCCTGTTCGTGTGGGCGGACGGCAACACCCCGCTGCGTGGCTACCAGGCCGAGGTGACCAACGCAGTGCCCAGCAACCTGACCAAGGGCACTGGCGAAAACCTCTCCGCGATTCTGTTCGGCAACTGGGCCGATCTGCTGATCGGCATGTGGGGCGGGCTCGACCTGCAGGTCGACCCGTACTCCGCCGGCAACAGCGGCAGCGTCATCGTCCGGGTCTTCCAGGACGCCGACATCGCCGTGCGCCACGCCGAATCCTTCGCCGCCAAGAAGGACGCCATCACCAGCTGATGACGAACCCCCGCAGCCGCTGGCTGCGGGGGCCTTCCTGCAGGCGACAACCGAGGCCAGACAATGAGCAAGAACGAACCGAACAACCTCTACCTGCGCCGGTCCATCTTCATCGGCGGCGACCCGTATCCGCGCGGCGCCATCCTGGACCCGGCCAAGAACAAGCACCTCACCGACAAGGTCGTGCGCGACCTGATCGCGTCCGCCGCGGTCGAGCGAACCGACCGCAAGCCCCGCGCCAAACCGCCGGAGCCGCGCCCCGAAAAGCCGGAAGGCGGGCAGGGCGCTGGCCAGTCCCCGGACGGCAATGGCGGCCAGGGCGAAGGCGAGGGCGAGTCCTGATCCCATGATCGACCACGTCGACCAGCTGATCGACCGCATCCTCGAACGCGAGGGCGGGTTTGTGGACCACCCCGATGATCGGGGTGGCCCCACGAACATGGGCATCACGCAGGGCACGCTGTCCGAATACTTCGGGCGGCAGGCCACGGTGGACGAAGTGCGCAAACTGCGCCAGGACACCGCCCGTGCGATCTACCGCGACCGGTACTGGCACAAGCCCGGGTTCCACAGCCTGGAGCTGCCCACCGCGCTGGCCGACATGGTTCTCGACGCCGGTGTCCACCACGGCCCCTACCAGGCCACGCGCATGCTCCAGCGCGCGGCCGGCACCACGGACGACGGCATCATCGGCCCGCTCACGCAGGAAGCGGTGCTGACGTCCGACCTCATTCCCCTGGCCGCCGGGTTCCTCGCGGAGCGCGCGGAGTTCTTCGGCCAGCTGATCACGCGCGACCCCTCGCAGGCCGCGTTCGCCCACGGCTGGATGCGCCGCCTCGGCAAGCTGATGCGGCAGATCCCGGAGGTCATCGAATGAAGATCCTCACCCCCCTGCTGTACACCATCGCCGCCTTCCTTCTGGTCGCGGCCTTCGCCCTGGCCGCAGGCTGCAGCGGCCTACAGACCGCCGCCGATGCCGCCGCGCTCGACCGGGGCATGGACCGTGCCGGCGCCCTGGTCGACCACTACGCCGACGAACTCCCGGAGCCCGACGCGCAGGAAGTCACCACCGCCTGGGCCGAACTTGAATCCGCCCACGCCGCTCTGATGGAACCGGACGCCGATTTGGCCTGGCACTACGATCGCGCCCGCGACGCCTACCAGCGCCTGCGCACCGTCGCCGAACGTTATTGGGACGACCTACCGGCGCACGAACAACGCTGGGCCGAAGACATCGACCAGCGCGCCCAGCGCATCGACGCCCAGATCGGCCGGCACGACGCCCGCCTGCGCGACCTGCTCGAAGGCGCCAGCGGCCTGGCCCGCCTCCTGATGTACGCCGGGGTGGTGTGACGTGGAGTTCCGCTTCGTGACAGCACTGGTCACCAAAGCCACCCGGCCGGGCTGGGCACAGACCACCGCGCAGTTCGTGATCGAGTCCGCCCGCCTGGGCGGCCGCGATGTCGTGCAGCCCGGGTTCGAACTCGACTGGGACAGCGTGCCCCGCATCCCGCCGCTTCACGCCTGGCTCAAGGGCCGCGCGGAGAAGGCCGCGTGCTACCACGACTGGCTCTACCGCTATCAGGAGTTCCGCGCCCACGCCTCGCGCCTGGTGAACCCGGGCTGGGCGGTCGAGCCCTACGCCCTCACGCGCCGCCAAGCCGACCTTGCTTTCCTCGACGCGATGGTTGCCGAGGGGGTCGCCCGCCGGCACCGCTGGCCCATCTACATCGGCGTACGCCTGGGCGGCTGGATCGGCTGGCACAAGCACCGCCGGGCCCTCAAATCCACCAACGCTGGGAGCCGTTCCGTTGGATGAACAGGTCGCCAAGATGATCGTGGACCGCCTCGACCGTCAGGAATCGAAGATCGACCAGATGGCCAGCGCCATCACGTCCCTGGCCCGCGTCGAAGAACGCATGGCCAACGGCGCCACGCGCATGGACGCCCTGGCGCGCTCGGTCGAAGGGATCGAATCGCGGCTGCACGAACTGGAAAAGATGCGCTGGAAGGTGGCCGGGGCCCTGGTGCTGGCCGGCGTGGTCAGCGGTTCAGCCAGTGCCCTGGCCCTGCAATACCTCCCCCACCTGATCGCCTACGCGGGGGCCACGGCGTGATCGCCGCCCTCGCCATCGCCTGGCTGGCCACCGGCCTCGCCACCGCCTGCCTGTTCGGCGCCTGCGCCGCCGCCGGCCGCGGCGAATTGCGAGGGCTGCCGGCATGATCGACTTCGGCCCCATGCACGCCCAGCTCTTCGAGGCCTTCGCGCAGACGGTCACGGTCGACGGCGTCGATCTGCAGGCAGTCGTCACACGCGATGCCGAGGTCCTATTCGAGGGCGGCATCACCGATCGCCGGACCATGCTGGACGTGCGCCATCAGGACCGCGCCCACGTCCGCCGTGGCGCCGTCGTCAGCTTCGAGGGCGCCACCTACACCGTCGACCAGATCCCGTCCGACGACGGCCACGTCGTCAAGGTGGTGCTGCGGTGAGCTACCAGATCGACGCCAGCCAGATCGGCAACAGCCGCAAGTTCCTGCGCGGCATGAAGCGCGCAGCGCTGAACGCGCAGTACCGCGCAGTCAACCGTGTGGCCAGCAAGACCCGCACCAAGGCCAGCAAGGGCATCCGCGAAGACGTGCGCCTCAAGGCCGGCTACGTGAACCAGAACCTCAAGGTGGTCAAGAAGGCCCGCCGGGACGACCCGCAGGCCGTCATCCGCGCCCGCCAACGGCCTACGCGGCTGGCCCGCTTCGGCGCCAAGCAGCTCACACGCCGCGCGCCCAACGCCCTGGGCGATGCCTCGCGTGGCATCGGTGCCGGTCGAAAGGCCGCCGGCGTGGCCGTGAATGTGGGGCGAACCACGGGCCGCAGCAAGATGCCGGGCGCGTTCCTGATGCCTCTGCGCAATGCCGGCGTGATGGGCGTGTTCGTCCGCAACGGCAACCGCTTGCAGCACCTGTACGGCCCCAGCGTGGACCAGCTCTTCCGCCGCCTGCGTGGCGAGATCCATGACGACGTGTCGGCAGACCTGGCCGCCGAGTATGAGCGGCAGCTGTCGTTCGCCGTCCGCACGGAGGCCAAGAAGCTATGACCCGCGGCACCGAGATCATGGATCACCTGCTGGGCCTGCTGGCGCAGATCGACCCGGCCAACGGCTACCACACCGACGCCGGCGCCCGCGCGCATCGCGGCCGCCCGGATGCGCTGGCCGATGCCCAGGCCGACGAATTCCCCGCGATTCTGGTGCGCACAGACAGCAACGCCCCGGGCGCCAGCCGCCCGCAGCAGGTCCAGCACCAGCGCGCCATCACCGTGCAGGGCGTCACCCGCGCCGTGGGCGCGGACTATGAGCCGGTGCTCGACAACCTTGCGCACGACATCTTCCGCGCCCTGGTGCCCCAGGGATCGCGCGAACGGCTGGGGGGCCTCGCCACCGAGCTGACCATCGACGACTGCAACTACGACCACCCGGAGCCGGGCAGCGATCTGGCAGCCGTCACCTATTCGATCACGGTCACCTACGTGGCCAACTACCAGCAGTGAGGAAACGACCATGGGTATGACCAACGGCGGCAAGATTTTTCGCGGCGATGTGCGTCTCAACGTGGAGCTGCCGGATGGCAGCATGACCGGCTACCTGCCGGCACAGAACGCACAGGCCTTCCAGATCAACGTGCCGGAAGCCGAGACCACGGACCGCATCAGCAAGATGCGCGACACGGCCGGCCAGGTGCTGGACTCGGTCTCCGAGATCCAGCCGCACGAACTGTCGATCACCTTCGACGGCTTCAACGGCCACCTGCTGGCCTCCGCCTTCAACGGCGCGCTGGCCAACTACACTTCCGACGCCAAGACCGGCGAGACCGTGCAGATCACCGCCCGCCACGGCGCCGGCGTCTCGGTCGGCAGCTACGAGATCAGCAATGTGGAAGTGGCGGCCGATGACAACGGCGAGCCGGCGGCCACCCCGCTGGTCGAAGGCACGGACTATGAAGTCGAGCACCGCCTCGGCATGATCCGCGCGCTCGAAGGCGGCGCCATCCTCGACGGCGATCCGGTCCACGTCACGTTCGACGCGGCCGAAGTGACCGGCGACATGATCCGTGGCGCGGCCCGCAGCGAGATCCGTGCCGAGCTGATCTTCGACGGCATCGACACCGTCACCAACGATCCGGTGATCATGGAGTTCGACCGCGTCATCCTGTCCGGTTCCGGCGAGTTCGACTTCCTGTCCGACGAGTTCAACACCGTCGACGTGGGCGGCCGCACCATCACCGTCGAAGGCAAGGACGAGCCCTACCGCATCCGCTTCCCGTCCGCCTCCTGATAACAGGGGCAGCCCGTGGCGACCGGTAGCAACGACGTCGACCTCAAGATCCAGGCCATCGTCGATGGCCTGGAGAACGTCGCCCAGCTCACCAGCGAGCTGGGCGAGCTTGAGCGCGCGGGAAGCGAACAAGTCCCCGACAACACGCAGGAACTCCGCGAAGGCGCCGACGAAACCAGCGGCGCCATGGAGGGACTGCGCAATAACATTGGCAAGGTCGTCGCCGCCGGTGCCGCACTCGGCGGCGTGGCGGCGGCCCTGCGTTCTTCCATCGGCGAGTTCACCGACTACGACACCCGCCTGCGCTCCATTGATGCCGTCCTCGAGGCGACCGGCCGCAGCGCCCGCATCACCGGCGAAGACATCCGGCAGATGTCGCGCGACCTCGCGCTGGCGACCCTCGGCAGCGTGGAAGGTTTCGAGGGTGCCGCGCAACAGGTGCTCACGTTCCAGAGCGTCAGCGAGGAAGCGCTGCCGCGCGTGCTCGGTCTTGCACAGGACCTGGCCCAGTCCGGCTTTGGCTCGCTGGAGTCCAACGCCCGCACCCTGGCCATGGCCCTGGACGACCCGACCGAGGGCCTGAACCGCCTGCGTCGGCAGGGCATCCAGTTCAGCGAAGACCAGAAAGCGGTGATCGACTCGCTGATCGAGACGGGCAAGGAAGCCGAAGCCCAGTCCCTGATCCTGGACGAGATCACCAAGCGGGTCGGTGGCGTGGGCGAAGCGGCGGCGGAAGGGCTGGCCGGCCAGTTCGACACGCTGTCCCAACGGTTCGAGGAATTCCGGGTCGCCACAGGAGAGCTGATCGAACCGGCCCTCACGGCGTTCCTGGACGAAGTGAACGGCGCCCTGGAATGGATGACCGAGAACACCGACCAGGTCGTCCGGGGTGCCCAGGCCCTCGGCCTCGCGCTCACGGCCATTGCCGGGCGCCGCCTGATCGCCTCGCTCGCCGCGACCACCGCGCAGATCGTCGCCATCGGGCGCTCGGCTACCACCAGCGCCGGTGCCGTGCGGGCGCTTGGTCTGGCCATGCGCGCGTTGCCCGGTACGGCCGCCGTGGCGCTGCTGTCCAGCGTGGCGTTCGGGTTGTTGTCGTGGCGCGATGCCGCGCGCGAGGCGCGCGAGGAGCAGGCCCGCCTGCGCGACGAAGCCGTGGAGTCCGAGGGCGACTTCCAGCGGCTGCAGGCCCAACTCGACGACACCATCATCTCGCAGGAAAACGCGGGCACCGCGCAGGAACAGCTCAACCGCGCGCTGGAAGACGGCACCGTCGTGGTCGACGAGATCACCGGCAACTACCGCCGCGCCGGCGAAACCCTGACGGAGCTGATCGAGAAAAGCCAGGCCGCCGCCCGCGCTCAGGCAGACCTGACACGCGACGACCTCGCCGGCGCGCAGCGCGATCAGGCGGCCGCGATCGTCGAACAGGGGCAGGCCCTGGCCGGCCTGTCCGGCGCGTTCGAGGATGCCGCCGAAAAGGCCAGGGAATCCGCCAAGTCCGTCGACGGCCTGCTGGGCCAGCTGGACCTGGCCGACGACACGAACATCGAGCGCGTGCGCGAGACGCTGGCCGATGTCAGCCGCGATTCCACCCTCGCGGCCTCGGCCCTGCGCGACAAACTGATCCCCGAACTCGAAGCCTTCCCGGGCCTGGGCGAAGCCGGCCAGCAGCTACTGGACGACCTGCGCGCGGCGCAGGCCGAAACCATGAACCTGTCGGAGGCCTTCAAGAGCCTCGGTGTCGACCCGGAGACCTACCGCTCCGGCCTGTCCACCCTGGAACAGGACACCATTGCCACCTTCCGGCGCATCAGTACCGACCCGGCCGTCACCGGCGAACAGATCCGGGATGCCCTGACGGCCAGCCTGGAACGGGTCGGAGCGGACGCCGTGCCGCAGCTTCAGGCCGCGCTGGAGGAAGCCTTCGAGGCCGGCATTATCGGCCAGCAGGAATTCGACCAGGCCATGCAGGCCACCGAACAGGCCCTGCGCGATACCGCCCAGGCCGCCGAAGACCTCGGCCAGGCCTACCGCGACATGACCGTCGACCAGCTGGCGCAAGAACAGGCGGAGCTGAACCGCGCCCTGCGCGAAGGGCGCATGGATGCAGACGAACACCGCGAGGCGGTCGAGGCCATCAGCAAGGCCTATCAGCAGCTGCGCGACGACGCGTCCGAAGCCCGCAAGGAACAGCGCGGCGCGTCGGACGAAGCGGTGCAGGGCGCCCGCGATGCCGAGGAAGCGACACAGAAGGCCGGCGACACCACCAACATCTACGTGGGGCAGGTCAAGAGCTTCGCCGCTGTATTGGCCAACTTCTACGACGGCATCAAGAGCGACCTGGCCGACCTGTCGCAGGCGGCGCTACAGCGCTTCAAGGAATTCCAGGGCGCCACCGAGCCCGCGCGCGACGGGGCCCAGCAGGTACGCGACAGCATCGCGGAGATGCAGGACGAAATCCGCGCGATCAAGTTCGACAACATCACCGCCGGGCCCTTCATGCGCTGGGTGGGCGATGTGTCGATCGCCGCCCGCGAGGCCAAGATCGAGTTCGCCGAACAGTCGCTGGTAGTCCAGGAACTGGAAGAGTCACTGACCCAGATGGCCAACGGCGGCTCCATTGCCCTGGGTGACCTGAATCACGCGCGCCAGGCGGTCCAGCGGGGCTTTAGCGCACTGGACGATGAACAGCTGTCCGGTCTGCGCGGCGCCATCGATGCCGTCGAACGTCGCCTGCAAGGCTTGCGCGACACGGCCGAAAACACCCTGGGAAGCCTGCAGGACGAACTCCTGCGCCTGCAGGGCCGCGAGGAAGAACTCGAAGAGCGCCGCCTCGAGCGCCGGCGGCAGGAGATCGAAGCCCAGCTGGAACTGGCGCAGGGCGATGCCGAGGCCACCAAGGCGCTGCAGGAGTCCCTGCGCACGCTCGAGAAGATCGGCCGCGAGCGCAAAAGCCAGGCGCAGGAGGAACGGGCCACCCGCCGCGAACGCGAGGCCGCCGCGCCGGATACAGCGAGCGCAGATCGCGCCCCGGCCTCGGCCCCCGCTCCGACCCGCACCGTGCGCATGGAGCTGGACGTCGCCGGCCGGCGCCATGCGTTTGATGTCCTGGAAGGCCAGGAGGATCAAGTCGAGCGCCTGTTCCGATCCCTCGAATCCCAGCAGGCGGTGTCCGCATGATCACGCTTACCCACAACAGCACCACGCTGACGCTGCCCGGCGACCTGTTCTGGGCCGACCGCTACGACTGGCGCAGCGTCGTGGCCACGGCCGAACACACCCTCACCGGCGCCCTGGTGCTGGACTACCACCAGCGACAGGCCGGCCGGCCCATCACGCTCGAGGCCGCCCGCAACCGCGCCTGGATGGACCGCGCCACCGCCGACACCCTGCAGGCCTGGGCCAACACCCCCGGCGCCGCAATGCTGCTCGACTGGCACGGCGAACTGCACACCGTCCACTGGCGCCACGCCGACCGCGCGCTGGAGATCGAGACGATCAACGAGCTGCTGCCGTACCACGCCGAAGACCGCGTGATCGCCACCCTGCGTTTCCTGGAGACCCCCGAATGAGCATCAGCATCAGCGAGATCCAGCTTCTCGAATCCGACCGCCTGACGGACGACGACGACGGCGGCGGGCGCCTGACCGGCAACGTGATCGAGAGCGGCGAGGCGAACAACCTGTTCCCGGACATCAGCTCGCTGGATCGTGTGTACGGCCGCGTCAGCCTGCGCAAGGCCTACCCGGCCGTGCGCAGCCCCAACACCGATGTGTACTACGGGGCGCACCTGGCCATCGTAGAGCCGCCGGAAGACCCGACCGTCCACGTCGCCCTGTTCGACACCGGCTCCTGGACCGACCGCCGCGCGGAGGCGCAGAACCGGGTGGAAAGCTACGTCGTCCTGGGCCCGGAGGCGCGCGCCTACCTGCTGGGCACGCAGTTCGAGGGGCAACGCCAGATCACCGTCCTGCAGCGCCTGGACGCGCCGATCCCGGAGATCGGCACCACCCTGGCCCTGGACGACGAAAGCGGTGCGCAGCGAGTGACGCAGTACATCCGCGTGACCGATATTGACCACCAGGAAGCGGAGTATGAGGACGACCGGGGCGTCTACGTTCGCCGCCGCGTGACCATGGAGATCAGCGAGCCCCTGCGCCACGACTTCCCCGGCTACCAGCCCAGCCGCACCCGCGTGACCGGAGACGACACGACGGTGCGCGAGACGGTGGTGGCAGACGCCGCGCGCTACTACGGCATCACTCCTGTATCCACTGCGGCGGAAGAGGGCGATCTCAACGTGCAGTGCGATCGGGTGTTCACCCCGCTGGTGCCTGCTACCCAGGCGGAAACCCCGCTGACGGACGAAGACGCCGCCGCCGGCGTGCCGGTCACGGTGCAGAGCGGTGGCGAGGATGTGGAGTTCCAGGACGTCGCGCAGACCGACAGCGTGGAAATCACTCTGCAGAATCGCGCCTTCAACTACGTCTACAGCGCTACACCCCTGCCGGCCCCCGGCACCGTTTCCGTCGCTTACCGCGCGCAGGGCCGGTGGTATGAACTGCGCGACGACGGGGAAGGGCGCCTCGAGGGGACCGGAACGGGCACGGTGGACTACTCCACCGGCACCATTCAGGCCACGCTCGCAGAACTGCCGGACGTCCCCAGCGCGATCATGTACGCCTGGGGCGCCGGCGAACTGGTCTACCACGACCGTGCAGGCACCGAGGGCGACCTGGACGACGTGCGCGTGATCGCAGAGGCAGGCAAGCCCCTGTTGCCCGGCAGCGTGACCGTCACCTGGATCGCGGACGAAGTCACCCGAACCGCCACGGACGACGGCAAAGGCCAGCTCAGTGGCGATGCCAGCGGGGCCGTGTTCTACCCGACTGGCCTGGTGATCCTCGAGCCCAGCATCAGCCTGGCGCCGGACTACAACAGCGTGATCGAGGTGGAGGGCGACGAAGGCCCCAGCGAGGTTCTTCAGACCAGCCCCAGCCTGGACGGAAACGGTGTGGCCACCCTCGAACTGGGGGAGGGCATCATGCCCGGATCGCTTTCGCTGGAGTACCAGGTCGAGTGGAGCGAGGAATCGACGCGCTACCGGGGCAACGTCTATGCCGCGGGTCTGCACCAGTATGAAGATGAGGCATTTCGCTCCGGCCAGCGCACCCGTCGCATCCGGGACGATGGTGAGGGCGGGCTCGTTGGCACGCCGGGCAGTGTCGACTACAGCACCGGGTCGATCACGCTGACGGTTACCCAGGAAGAGACCTGGACCGCGTTGCATCGGTCCAGCCAAACCGGTGCAGTCAATGGCAGCGAACGCACCTCGCGCGAGGCCTTGGCCAGCGGCATCACCGTGCGCTATTTCCCGCCCGGCGTGACCGGCAGCACCATCACCGAACAAGTGGAAGCCCCGGCGATCGAAGGCAACCTGCTGGGTCTGCTCTCCGAGACGATCATCCCCGGCAGCGTCCGATTCCGCTGGCGCGGCAGCACCTATGAGGACCGCGGCGGCGATCTGGTGATCGACCCGGACCCCGGCACCGGGTTCGGCGTCACAGCCGGCCGCATCCGCTACGACACCGGAGACGTCGAACTGACGGAGTGGGGCAGCGGCAGCCAGGGGCTGGAGGTCCAGCGGATGGTGACCGCCACCGGCGGAATCGCCACTAATGTGCTGGCTTTCCGCGTGCCGGGCGCACCCCTGCGCAACCAGTCGCTGATTGTCAACGCGACCACCACCGATGGCGAGGCCCTGACCATTCAGGGCAACCCCAACGGCGAGCTTTCCGACAGCGAGGGCCGCACCCGGGGCCTGGTCGACTGGGAAACCGGCGCCGTCGCCGTGGACTTCGGCCTCTGGAATAACGGGGAATGGGAATGGACCCCGGACGATTCCGACCCGGAGGCGGAGCCGCACACCCTGGTGATGCCCGGCGGCATCACCTTCAGCGCCGTCGTCTATAGCAGCATCCCCCTGGACCCGGACATTCTCGGCCTCGACCCGATCCGCCTGCCGGCCGATGGCCGCGTGCCGTTCATTCGCCCCGGCAACGTGGCGATCATCCACAACACGCAGACCGCGGACCTCGGCACCGGGGACACCACCACGGACCTCGGCCGCACCCGCTTGTCCTACGCGCACGTCTTCGACAGCACCGGGGAGCGCGTACCGGACGATCAGCTAGAGGTGGACCTGGACGCCGGCACAGTTCGCGTGGCGGACGCCACCGGCTTCACCAGCCCCTTCCATTGCGAACACCGGATCGAAGACATGCGCCTGGTCAGCGAGGCGCAGATCACCGGCGTCGTGAGCCTCGCCAGCCCGCTATCGCACAACTTCCCGGCCGACAGCAGCTACCTATCCACCGCGCTCCTGTATGGCGATCTGCAGGGCGCCGTGGGCGTGGCCTGGGATCAGCAGACCTGGACCGGCGAGTGGGCGGACGAACAGATCGGGGACGCGGCAAGCGGCACCTACAACCAGACCGACTACCCAATCGAGACGACCAACGAAGGCGCGATCCAAGAGCGGTGGCGCCTGGAGTTCAACCAGACGAACACGGTCAACGTGATCGGGGAATACACCGGCCAGATCCTGACCGGCGCGAGCATCGATGAAGTGATCGCCCCCATCAACCCGACCAGCGGGGCGCCCTATTTCACCATCGACCCGGCCGGCTGGGGCGGCGGTTGGAGTACCGGCAACGTCCTGCGCTTCGACACCCGCGCGGCGAACCGCCCCGTGTGGATCGCCCGCACGGTGCTCGCAAGTGACGAACGAACCGAAAGCGACAGCTTCCGACTACAGACCCGAGGGGACGCAAACTAATGGCAGCCACAATCTTTTCCCATACTGACGCAGATGCCCCGGTGTTGACCGGCGAACCGGGCGCGGTTGCAAACCTTCTCCGCAAGTGCCTTGTGGACGGCTACGGGAGCGGCAGCGAAGAAAAGACCCCGCTCGGATGGTCGATGCAATGGCATACCGATACCAATGCACAAGCCGTTTTCACGTCGGCTGATCCAGCCGCCACAGGAATGCACCTAGTGGTCGATGATCGCGGCCAGGGCGAACCGTTCGGAGGGCAGATTGCACAAGAGGACGCCCGCGTGTGCGTGTGTTGGGGCGCGGAGGACTTTACCGGATGGGATGCGAACGGCGATCCAGAAATGGTTGGGCGCTTCCCCACAGCAGCGCAGAAGATCGACACGAACCTCAATCCTGTGGATATACACAAGTCGGATTCGTTGGATAACACAGCACGGCCCTGGTTTTTGCTAGGCGACGAAAAGAGTTTTTATCTTTGCGTCCGGGGCTCCTATGCCGATGACTGGGCCATTGATGGAAGCCATGTTTACTCCTGCACCTATTTTTTCTTTGGGGATTTAGAGGCCGCTAGTGCGATTGATTCCATTCCCTGTGCGATCTTCGGGTGCAACACCAGCACGGGGACGGGTAATTCCTGGGTCACCCGCGCCCCCTGGCTTTCTGCCAACCCCGGCACAATCTATGGCTATATGCCGCAGAAAATCCACGAAGCATCCGAGGTCCCTATTGTTCAGTGCCTTTATACAACAGATGATCCGCTCAACAGGCAAGGACCGGATTTTTACCGCGTCAACAGCCAGACCGTCCGTCCTCTATCGTTACGGAAAGAGCCTGTGGTGTCGGAACGCAATTGGGACGAAAGCGAGTTCGAGTCTTTGCGCGGTCGCCTGCCATATTTTCGCGCTCCCTGGATGGATCTCAACGACTGGAGTATCTATGAAAACTTCTGGGGAGAGGCAACGGGAACGGCGCGACGGGTCGTGGATCTTGGGGGTGGCCTGGGCGAGCATCTTGTTGTCCCGTCCAGCCATGCCGCGAATAGCAATGGTTTGTTCTTTTTCAGCCTCGGTGAACGCTAATGGCCACGCAATTCACTTATGCGACGATTCACCGTGGCGAGGGTTATATCGCGCCCCTCAAGGCGACCGATCGCTATTTTCTATCGGGGACGGTGGAAGTGGCAGATGGGCAGGCGCGGCGATTTGTCGTGGCCGTGAACAGGAGCCGCAAAATAGTTGAGCGTCGTGTCTTGTCCGGGGCTGATGGGGGGTTCGTTATTCCGATGATGCGCCAACCGATGGACTATTACACCGTCCTCGCCCTGGACCCGATCGGCGCGGGGAGCGGCGGATTCAACGCCGCCGTGCAGGACAAGGTGAGGCCAGCAGAGGAAGGCGTCTGACGTGGCAAAGCAAGGCGATGGATTGATCCTAAGTCTGGAGGGTGATTACAGCGCTCCAGACGGCGCGTCGATAACGCTTGTCCTTGCCCACCCCACCGGCCTCGCCGGCGTGGTGGAAGATATCGAAGGCGACGGCCTCCAGGGCCGGATCGTCTACGTCTACGCGCGCGACGACGGCAGCCTGCAGGGCAGCGCCACCACGGACGCGGAGGGCGCCTGGACCTGGACCAGCGCCGATGCCGACCCCGCCCGGGAATACTTCGTGGTCGCGATCAACCCGGCCGCGGAGGCGACCGACTACGCCCCGAGCGCGATCAACCGCCTGAACCCCGTCACGGTGGCCTAAATGGGCCGGCCCGGCGGTAGCGTCCGCCTCATAAGCCGGCCCGGCGCTCCCCAGGCCAGCGATACGATCACCCTGGCCCCGTGCGGCCAGCGGCAAGACCCCGGCGCGCTGGTGCTGCGGGAGGGCTACGGCGGCGGCCCCCAGCCCGGTGACGCGATCCGCCTGATGCCGTGCCTGGGCGGGCTGCCGCTGGGGGACGCACCGGCGCCGGGCCCGGACTACCCGGCGCCGTTCCGCGGGCCCGCCCCGGTCGTGGGCCTGCCCTACGCCGGCCGCCACGCCAAGCGCCCGCGCCCGCACGCCGCCGCCGGCTGGATCATGCCCCCGCCGTTCCCGCGCCACACCGATGCGCAGTACCAGGCGGGCGACCCGATCCGCGTCCGCACGGCCAGCGTGTGGGGCCGGCTACCGGAGCGCCCCCGCGAAACCACCGCACCCTGGCCCCAGGCTTTGCGAGAGCGCCCACGCGCCACGCACGGCGCCTGGGGCGACGTACCCCCGAGCCGGGAGCATACCGAGGCGCCGTGGCGGGCCGATCTCGACCCGCAGAACCCGCACACGGACACGCCCCACAGCGAGCCCCCGCCGAAGCGGACGCATACCGGGGCAGAGTGGGGCAGCACCCATCCCCTCGCGCGGCTGCTGGAAGCGCTGCACCGTCAGCCGCCCCCAAAGCGTCAGCACACGCGCTTCCCCTGGGGCGATGTGTGGGGCATCACGTTCTTCATCCGCCCGGAACCCGACCCGGGCGATCCAGACCCGACCCCGGACCCCTGCTACATCCCGCCCGACGGCGATGCCGTCGCTTTGGTCATGGATCGCCCGCACGAATCCATGCCGGGCGATGCCGTGCGTCTGTACATGCTGTGCCCGGGCGAAGAGCCGGCGCAGCCTGCGCTCACCATCCCGACCCTCAAGGTGTACACCATGATCAACGACATCCACGTGACCCGGCTGGAAGACGGCCTCGAGGTCGACGCCGCCCGCCTGTCGCTGGGCCTCGATACCGCCGCGCATACCTGGAGCTTTTCCGCCACGCTGCTGGGGCCCGATGCCGTCGCCGCCGTCCAGCCCGACAGCGACGGCGAACCGGTCACCCTGGTCGTGCAGATCAACGGCTACACCTGGCACGTGATGGTGGAGGAATGGACCGAGACGCGGGAATTCGCCCAGCGGGGCGTGAACGTGCAGGGCAGGGGGCTGACCGCCATGCTCACCAGCCCCTACCTGCAGCCCGTCTCCGGCCAGATCACCGCCCCCACCAACGTGCAGCAGGCCTTCGAGGCCCTGCTGCCGGTGGAACAGAACTGGTCGATCACCTGGGATACCGACCTGGCCGACTGGCTGTTGCCCGAAGGCGCGTGGAGCTGGGGCGAAGACACGCCGCTGTCGATCATCCACCGCGCCGCAACCGAGGTCGGCATGGTCGTCATCCCGGACCGCGCCGCCCGCACGCTGCGCTTCCGCCCGCGCTACCCGGTGCTGCCCTGGCAGTATGGCGATGCCACCCCGGACCTCACCATCCCGGATGCCGCTATCCTGCGCCTTGGTCGGCAGCAGCCCATCACCACCCAGGCCAACGCCGTCTACGTGCACGGCGGCGACACCGGCGGCCGCTTGGTGCAGGTCTCCCGCACCGGATCCGCAGCCGACCGCCTGGCCAGCACCCAATCCAGCGACCTGATCACGCACGTCGACGCGGGTCGCCTGCTGGGCGGCCGCATCCTCGCGGACGAACATCGCCAGCCCACCATCCGCAGCGTCACCCTGCCGCTGGGCGGCGACTTCCCGCTCCCGACCCTGGCCGACCTGGTACAAGTGAACCTGGGCAGCGACTCCGAACGCGCCACCCTCAACAGCGTGTCGATCGAAGCCCGCATCGAACAGGGCACCGCAAAAGCCCGACAAACCCTCGGCTTCGGCGCCAACCCCGACAACACCTGGGCCCGCTTCCAGCGCCTGATGCCCTACGATCCCCTGCTGATCGGCGAAGTCATCGCCACCCACAACGACAACACCGTCACCGTCGAACTGGTCGGAGGCGGCACCCAACGCGTCCGCGGCCAAGCCACCACCGGCGAAACCGTCTACCTCCGCGCCGGCCGCCTAGAAGGCGAGGCCCCGCAGCTCCCGACCGATAGCATCACGGTGTAGAAATAGCGTCCACCTGCTGCTGCGAGATCACGTGCCCGGCCGCCGCGCTTTTGCGAATCCACGCAAGCCCGGTCGCCTGATCCGTGGGCATACCGTCACCTGTTACCAGGGCCCGGCCGATCCAGTGCATCGCGTCCGGGTGTCCGGCATCGGCCGCCGCCTGCAGCCAGGGCAGGGCCGCCGCATCTTCCCCGGCCTCGCGCAGCATCAGGGCCAAATCGGTCATCGCGTCGGCATCACCGGAGTCGGCCCCCACGATCACGGCGAGGTCGTCAGCGGTCTCCACGCGCACCAGCAGATCCTCCTGCAGCGCCTCGAGGGCCACCTGCGCCCGCTGCAGGGGCTCGTCCACGTTGCGCTTCCACTCCGGGCGTCCGGCAACGCGCCGCCAAACCGTGCGCTTCGCCAGCCCCGTGACCGCCATCGCCGTGCCCAACGTGACCCAGTGCAT